GGGCATCATTTACTGTGCGATCAAAAGCCTCACCGCCCGGAACGAACTGCTCGGACATAATATCCGTTATTCCAAGATCGTCGGATATCGTTCTGAGTGCCGCCCAGACGCTTGACATGCTATCGGTCAGACCAAGGGACTCAGCAATGACTTTCAGAGTAATGCAAATCCTCGTGGCCTCGTCGGTCATGCCGATTGAATCATAAAGATTTCTTCCCAAGCCTTTCACTCTTGAATCGGCAATACCCATCGACTCTGCTATTCTCGCTGCCGTACCCCTTATCATCCCCGCATCAGTCAAACCAATAGCGTCGGCAACAACCCTGTCGCAAGCAAAAATACTCGACGGCAAATCAGTTATGCCGAGTGACTCCGACAGAATTCTCAAAATAACAGAGACGCGAACGGCTTCATCCGTCAACCCCAAACTATCAGCAATAATACGAAGTTGGCCCTTGGTCGAGGACGGCAGATCGGTAAGGCCCAAAGTCTCTGCAAGCGTCTTGATAATTCCCGCCGAAGCGACTTGTGCATCAGTGATACCCAGAGATTCCGCAAATGCTCTAATCGCAGCGTGATAACTGGATTTTGCATCCATCATGCCGAGAGAATCGGCAATTACCCTTCCGTCGCCCTGAATTTTCGAATCGGCAATGCCGAGAGATTCGGATAGGATTCGCAATATTCCTAAAGTGCTAATATTAGCATCCGTTAAGCCCAGAGATTCCGCCAGAGTTCGTAATGCAGTAATGTCCCTGCTCTCATCATCAGCCACACCCATCGATTCATCGAAACCGCGAACTATTGTCTTTGTATGTGTGTTTGCATCAGTGACACCAAGCGAATCATTGATAGTCCGTTCAAAATTATTTGCAGCAGGCCATTCTAAAGCTCCGGTATAAAGACGTTTTAAGTATTCCCCAACAATAAGATTTGATCCGTCGGCATCACAAGCACAACATTTTAATCGAAACTCTGTGCCCCCTCCCGGTAATTCTTCCTGCCAATCAATCCCACCATTGAAGGATACGTATAAATGATATGATGTATCGCCCGGTGAATAGCCGCCAATCATCATAAAGGAAGCATTTGAATCTACCGCCACCCAACCATAACATAATGTCTCAACCGGCCCCGGCGATAACTGTGTCCAATCAACACCGCTGTTTGTAGATTTATAAACATAATTATTTATATCGTCAAGAACAAGAAGAACAGAGCCATTTGAACTACAAGCTTCCGACCACCATATACCGTCAGTTATACCATCTGGCTCTCTTTCCGTCCAATTAGCACCACCATTAGCGGATGTATAAAGCATTCCTCCGTCAGTTGCACCTGTTATGCAAAAAGAACCATCTGAATCGCACGCAACACAATTCCAGTCCCTATTATTATCTCCTTCCGGCCAACGCTCAGACCAGTTGTCACCACCATCTACAGATGTATATATATGACTATTTGTGGTGGAAACTATAATGAACTCACCATCATCACTACAGTCAATTGTATACCAAGCACCGTTGACATCCCCTATAGGTCGTATTTCTGCCCAATTCGTTCCTGAATTTTCTGACCGCCAAATCCGACCATTATTAGCACAGGCAAGCATGACCGATCCATTAGCACTACATGCAACACCTGTCCATATAGCCTGTCCAATTGCGGAATTCCAATTTACGCCAAAATCTGTAGAATAATATACGGCACGTGCTGTTCCAGATGTACCGCCAATACACGCTATAAGGTGAGAACCATCCGAATCGGACGCCACGGCCGTCCAATCCCTATCATAATCACCAGATGGTTGCCTTTCTGTCCATTTTCTTACCATTTCAGCAACAGCAAGATCGTCAGAAATATTCATCGAATCAGAAGCAGTTCGATAAAAATTCTTTACATGAGTTATAGCGTCTGTCAAACCAAGTGAATCGCTAACAGTCCTCGGTATTCCCTTTATTCCTGTTTTTGAGTCTGTTATTCCGATGGAATTATTTACAACTTCTGAGTAAGCGACAGAATAAGCAACTTCCATCGTCACGTAGTCGATATAGACATTGGAGTTATTGCCGGTAGGAATGACGCCGAGCGCCACGCCGAAATCGGCATCCTTAACCCACGCCGGCGTCAGTAAATTTCCCCAGAGATTGTCCGCCGCACCTATCGTAATGACCGTCGGATCGGTGGCGGTAAGTGGCGTGGGCGTCGAGCATAGATTCGTTCCGACCTTAGCCCCGCTCGTATCGAGAAGCTGGGCCAGGGCAATCCCGCAGGCCCCCACCGTGTAATGGGCCTCGACCTTGACAGTGATACCAAGTATCGTGGCCCCGTCCGGAACGGCGCTGAAGTCGAAGCCTTTGGCTTTGAGCACGTAAGATTCGATCCCGATGTCGAAAGCATTATCGTTGATATATGCGTTTGCCGCATCGTTGGCCTTGATATTATCCGGGTCTATCCACGTAAAATGATCGTATGGAGCCTCCGACGTGGTTGATGCTACTGTCGGATATTTCGCCCCGGTAGTTGCCATCTTTTACGCCGCCCCCCCGATGGCAATGGTGTAATCGTAAATAATGTTTGATGGAGCAGGCCCGCTGCCAGCCGCTGAGAACAATTCAATCCCCGGCTTGTAGAACATTTGAAATGGATCGATGTAAAGCTGCTGGACTTCGGATGAACTAAGAGCACGGTTGTAAATCCAGACAGCCTCTATATCACCGCCAGCACGATAACTCCCTGAAGAACCAAATATTAAATTAGTTCCAGCTAAATTAGTGGGATCAGCCTTATCAAAAGATGTAGTATCTAAAAAATCATTTAAGTATAATTTATCTATTGATGAAGTGTGTGTCCACGTTGCCAAATAGGTCTGGTTAATATTTAAGACAGTATTACCATTAGTAAAAGTAGTGTTATTTGTACATACACTTAACTTGCCTGTATTAAACCCCAAAAATGTCCGCCACCCACCCTTCATTATTATTGGACTTGTATTCCCCCAATTCACATTATTTATCAAAGCGACATAAGTAAAATTAGTCGTTAAATCATAAACAGGATTGCTTCCCATGTTAACAACAGCAATAGAGCCAGCATTGAAATTCAAACAATTTCCAAACCTCCCTGGCTTCCATTTTGCTAAACTAATTGAACCTATAGCTTTATTTCCACTCATATCAGAGACTTTAGTCCCCGACCCTTCGTTCATCAGCCAGCAGCCGACAAGACCTTTGGACAGGGGATGACTCCTATCAAGGGGAGTACCAAGCAGCGGTTTTACACTTCCGAATTTACCCATTACGCATCAGCCCCGCATTCGGTCAGAAACGAGATTTCGCAGTTTGCAACTGTCACTGTATCCTCGATGAAAATGAACTTGCCCACGTGGTCGAGTTTTCCGGTTGTCGGATTGGTAATTGAAAGTATGGTTTGTCCCGCAGCCTCTTCCGCTGCAAAATCCGATTTCACGCCCGTTCCAGTCGGCCCCATTATTCGAGCTATATCAGTCCATTCATCGACCCCGGATTCTTTCTTTATCTGGACGATAATCTCAATGCCCGCAACAACGGCAGTTGTCGAAGACAGGGCAACGTCGATATGCAAAGTTGATTCAATGGAAGCGGATAAATCGGCATCCCCGCTTTCTATAACCGCCGGTGCTGTCACTGTAGTCCATTCCATGACCTGCGTATTCTGCGTCTTGGTGATCGTAACAACGCCAGTTTCGGTATTGACCGTATATGCCGTAACCTTTGTTGCTTTGACCCTGCAATGGCATTTCGTCGAAGCCGTCGCATTGGCGGCATTAAAGATTACCCTTGCTGCGGAAATGTCCCTCATTGGAACAGGAATGCCATAAGTTTTAACGGCTTCATACTGCTCGCCCGCACCATCTATCGTCCAGACATCTGCCGTGTCCGGCTTGGTAATTTGAAGACCATCCAATATTACAATCGTATCTACTGCTGCCACGTTATACCTCCCTTGCCGCTACATTTACATTTGTCGTTTTTGTATTCCAACTGATTGCCATGATTACACCTTTGAATTTTCAATATTTGTTTATAAGAAAATCTGGCAACATGCCGAACTTTTGCAGATGCCAGATTGTATAGGTTATATTTTAGATTCTGGACCGAATCAGAAGGCGTACATCAAACTAACGGCATACCAGACCTGCTCCTGCTGGGGATTAACAGCTTCTTCGAGAGTTCGCTGATAAAAAACCGCAGGCGTCAATATTATTCTCTTGTCGATAGGGAAATCTATCGAAGCACCCGACGTAACATGCGTCCAGTCAGATTCGAGCTCTTTACCGAATGGAGAAAATCCATCGTTAAAAACCGCTTCTGCGAAAAGCCCGGCATTCTTTGCAACTTTCAGGTCAATGCCAACAACATGCAACCATCCGGCGTCCGAAGCCTGACCTTCGTTCTCCGCACGAACCAACGTATATCTCGGCGTTACAAGTCCTATCGGCAGGCCAATCGTAGACCACAATTCCTGAAATTCAAAACCGCCATCCGGGTAATCATAATAGCCGAACCCTGCCGTGACCTTAAAAGGCTTGACTTCCTTCGTAATGCTTACCTGCGAATCCCAGTCGTCCATATCCTCATATTCAGTTTCTTCAATCAGAAGTCCGCGGGCGTCTATAGTTATCCCGCTGATGTCTAAATTGATTTGGGGGCTGAGAGCATTGCTTTCATCGTTAAGCTCGAAGCCTCTCCATACTACCTTGTCGGTATAAGTAACTCCTATCTGCGCATTGACTACGCTGCATAAGAAAGCCGCCAATACCAATGCAAAAAATAATCGTTTCATTTCTTTACTCCTAAAAAAAAGTATTAAATTGATTTTAATTTTTAGCCTCTTTCGAGAGTTCCCGTACTTATAAACTGCTTTACAAGCCCATCGATAAGCGGATATTTTTTGACCTGGTTATATCCGCCAGAGTATGTGATACTCTTTGAGATAGGGCCGACAGAAATGCTTGAGCTGCTTATAACGCCGGGCTTCGATATGTCGTCGAGAAGCGTATCACCTTCAACCACTCGCAGGGCAAGCTCCGCGGTCGCATCCTTGAGTCTTTGGGGCATTTCGTCGGAATCTAAATAGTAGCCGTCGCTGTCCTGTACGTAAGCTCTCGGCCATGCAAGTGCCTGAGTTTCGTTAGTTCGATATGACTTCCACAAACCATTGTATCGCACGTCGAGATACTGTGTAGCCAGCCGCAAAGCCTTTTCCTTGACCGCCTCAGTAGCCGACGCCCATGCCGCAGAGACGCTATGGATCAGATGATAAGCATCAGCATCTGTCAAAGATAGATAGCTGTCCGCGTTCGTTTTGCCCGTACCGTCCTCTACTACGAGAGCCATTTGCCTTTACTCCGGTTCTTTAGCTTGAGCCTTCTCGATGGCTTCGATGATGTCGGCCTTCTTAGTCAGTCCTGATATATCAATGCCATTCTGCTCTGCATACTCCTTGAGCCCTGCGATGGTCATGCTCTTGATATCTTTTTCAATAGGTAGTGACTTGATTTCTTGGGCCTTTTCATTCTCGAACTCCTCTTTCGTCTTATATCCTTTTGCCCGCCAAATATTCATATCATACTTATTGATGATAAGACGACCTCTGACGCCGAAAATCTCAATTGTCTCAAGTTCTTCGCTCATTTAATTTTTCCGTTTTCAATATGAGTTAGTAAAAAGTGAGCGCCGCTCACTTCACGCAGGGCGCTCACGTTAAATTGCTCATGCTTAATTAGGTCTCACCGCAAGCTCTGCAAGCAAGATTCGGATCGAGCGTCTTGATTCCATAGAGAACATCCAATGCGACCTTCACCAGAGAACTGTCCCCGATATAGAATACTCTCGAACGGATTGCCAGACCGGTAACGGGATCAGTCACTGTTGCGATCTTGGCTCCCAGCTCGTTTCCCATTTCTGATAGAGGGGCCATCGCCAGCGCAAATGCGTTGCGGTGGAAGGCCAGGTTAGCCCGGTGACTATCTACGCGGATTGTTACGACCGCATCTGCCGCCGCATTAGCAACGAGCGGTGGATAAATGCCGACATTCGTCAAAGCATTTGAGGCCACTGTTTTATCCTCCGTGAAAACATATCGCTGAGTATTACCCGCGATCACGAAAGAGTCACCTGCCTTTACGGTCTGAGTATCAGTCAGGTCATCGATACTGATTATGCTAACGCCTTTGAGAAATCCGCCGGCAAGAATAGCACCAGCCGGATCGGCCATAGCGCCAGCAGTATGGAACGGAACGTTTTGATTGGCAAAGACTTCAAACCCGTACTTAGTCCCAAGAGAACCGCGCATCTGCGTGTTCACGCCAGCATCACCTGCCCCTTGATTCTGCGAAAACGCCGCCAGATCGAGCAAGCCTTTTTCAAACTTGCCGTCGATCATCAAGTGGACATTGCCTGCATCAGACAAAGGGACTTTGTTGTCAAACATCACTTGACGCGTGCCTGTGATATCACCGACAACATGGGTAGCATCGACAGCGATGTCGAAGTACCAGGGTATGTCTTTGTAGAGAGCTACGAGCTTCTGGTCGATGTCGTCAGCCAGAGCATAGGCCGCCGGGCGGATATGGTCATCGATGATCCGCTCACCGGTAAAAGTAAGTTCTTTATCCGTCAATTGGAATTTGACCTCTCGCCAATAGGACAGAGTGAGCGCTACTGTCTCGGTCGCCAAGTCCTGGCTGCTTGATGGAGCGTCGGCGGCAGCGAACGTCGAGGGTTTACGAATATTGATCGTCTCACCCTTGCCGAAAACACGCCTCTCATCGTCAATTCCCCTATGGACACGTCCTGCCATACCCAGCGCCTTTTCTAACTGGATCAAAGCTTCCTGGGCGTAAAATATTGGATTATAAACACCTAATGCGTTTGCCATCGTCTAAACCTTTCAATTTTTTGGGTCTAAGCAATTTGGAGCTGGACCCCTGCTTTTGTGGCCGCTTCTTTGGCGGCACGATATTTGTTTACGTCTTTGGCGTCCTGCTGAGAGATTGTATGCGGTCCTGTTTTAACTCCAGTGCCACTTGATCCCGCCGCGCCACTTCCGGTCGCACCAGTACCTTCAAAGGCAGATGCGAAGTCGTTTTGTGTTTTCATTTCAGAAACAAGCTCATTGATTGCCATCGGGTGACCATCGGCACCGACAAGTCTCGGATTGCCATCAGCCCCAAGCACTTCGACAATAAATTTTCCATCCGCTTCACGCAGGCGGGTCTGTTGACGGATGTGCGGCATGAGTAATCTTACCGATCCCTTTTGCTCAGCAAGTGCCTGAGATGCAACCGAGACAATCATCGCTTCCTCCAGAGACTTTGTTAGTTTGGACAGTTTTTCTTCGAGTTTGGCTTTTTCCTTGCCGTGAGCTTCGATGATAGAAGCCTTCACAGCCTCGATCTGCTCTTTGACTTTCTGCTCCGGCGTCCAGTTTGCCATTTCCTCAACCTTCTTCATTGCCTCACGCGCCTTGGCCGGATCAAGGTTTTCAAAAGTCTTTAGTTGATCTTCTGCTTTGCGACTGTTTTCCCGCTCCTTTGACAAGGCCGATTGCAATTTAGTCACATCAGTAACAGGTATTACTTCGATGATGTACTTGCCTTCTGGAGTCTTCTTCGCGGCCTTCACGGCCTCTTCAGATAGACCTGCGTTCTCAACTGCATCCAAAATTAGTTCGAGTGCCATAACACAAAACTCCTCGGCTTCACGCCTTTTAATGAGCATCACGCTCATCGGGCATCACGCCCTGGTATTGATATTTGTTGCGGGCAACAAGCC